CTTGAATGGCTACCTATCAACCGTTGGCGTGCAGATCCAATGGCAAACATTGCAACATTTAATACAACAAATACTGTAAATATTTACGAGAACATCCAGCCCGGACGAACAGTACAGGTGTACTACACAACTACTCCTAATACTTTAGATAACCCAACAGATGACTTTGCAGATGTAACAGGGCTACCTTCCTCAGCAGTTGAGGTGGTAATCCTCGGTGCTTCCTACAAGTTACTTTCGTATGTAGATGCCGGACGTATTAACTTGAGTTCAGCAGAAGCTGATCTAAACGATACCAAGATTCCAAGCACAGCAGGTGTTGCATCATCCCGCTATATCTTTGCTCTGTACCAACAGAGGTTAAATGAAGAAGCGCTTAAATTGCAAGACAAGTACCCTATTAGAATTCATTATACAAAATGACAAACCAATATAAAACAAACGAGGTGGCTTCGTGACCAGACAGTATTCTTCTATTAGCGTTGAAACAACGCTGGCTAGTACTATTAATACCACTGCTACTACTATGACGTTAGCAACTGGTACTGCTACAGCCCTTATGGGTGGCATCTCACTTGCCGCAGGTAACGTAGATATCTTTACCGTAGCCCTTGACGTAGATACGGTCAACGAAGAAATTGTCTTCGTAACTGGAGTATCTGGTGACACGCTAACTATCAGTCGAGGTCAGGCTGGCACAGGAACTCCTGGAGTATCTGGTCTATCACATACTGCTGGTGCATCCGTTAAGCACGTACTTACCTCATCTGACTTAATCTTCTTCCGTAACAACGCCTCACCTGTAGCATCCTTTGGGTTCAGCGGATCCACATCTGGAACTACCACAGTGCAGGCAACTGCAATCGCTGGTACTAACACGCTAACCCTGCCTGCTGTAAGCAACGATACCTTGGTAGGTAAGGCAACTACAGATACTTTGACTAACAAGACTTTAACTAGCCCAGTAATTACAACTCCAACACAGAGACTTACCCTTAATGCTCAGACTGGAACTACCTACACTTTAGTTGCTGCAGATGCTTCTTACAAATTAGTTACCTGTTCTAATGCAGCAGCTATTACCGTTACTGTTCCACCTAGCATATTTACCGCAGGAGATGTTATTAACTTACAGCAAATAGGTGCAGGGCAAGTCACCTTCGCACAAGGTGCGGGAGTTACAATTACCTCAACTGGTGCTACCTCTTCTGCGCCTAGTTTAAGAGCGCAGGAATCAGCCTGTTCAATTATCTGTACAGCAAGCAATACCTTTACAGTGATTGGGGATCTGTCCTAATGCCAATTCTAGGAATTATGGCTTCATCTACACCAAGCGTAGGCGATTATGAGTCTATTGCTACGACAACCGTTGGCTCTGGTGGATCGGCATCTGTAACTTTTAGCAGTATTCCTGGAACTTATAAGCATTTACAAGTTAGATATATTGCTCGCGATACTTATGCCGCGACTTATGATGTCACTAAACTAGAAATAAACGGCGCTACTTCAGGTTATTCTTGGCACGAGTTAGCAGGTAATGGGTCTACGGCTGCTGCGGGTGCAGCAGCCACGACTTCGTTTATTCGTGCTGGGCGAGTTTCCTATGCTAACGACACAGCAAACACCTTTGCTGTAGGTATATTAGATATTTTAGATTATGCTAATACTAACAAGTATAAGACTACGCGTTTATTAAACGGAGTAGATACAAACGGCGCTGGTATGGCGCTATTAGGTTCAGGACTTTATCAATCTACTAGCGCTGTAACTTCTATTACTTTTACTTCACTTGGAACGGCTTATGCTCAATACTCATCCTTCGCTCTGTATGGGATACGGTAACCGCTATGACAACTAACCGAAAGGCGGCTAAATAAATGGCTAAAACTTATGAACCAATAGCGACTAATACCGTAAGCGGCTCAAGCACATCGGTAATTACTTTTTCAAGTATCCCTGCAACTTACACCGATTTAATTATTGTAGAGCAGGCAACAGCAAGCGCTAGCGCTTATTCTTCAATTTATTTTAACGCCGATAATGCGAGTACCAACTATTCAAAAACTTATTTGTTTGGAAGTGGAACAAGCGCTGTTTCAGGAAGAGACTCTAATCAAGCAACCTTTGGAACTTTTGACTATATTTCATCTGGTACTACCCCAAATGTTCATATATATCAAATAAATAATTATTCCAATACAACTACTTATAAGACTCTGTTAATGAGATACAACCTAACTAATGACGGAACAGGTGCGTTTGTTGGCCTATGGCGTTCAACTGCTGCCGTTAGCACTATTACTTTCACTAGATCATCTGGCACCTATACGGCTGGTTCTACATATACTCTATACGGAATTAAAAGCGCCTAGCCTATGCCTCGTGGAAACTTTAGCAAGTATGCTCATTGCACAATAGATGATTGTACAAAAGAGCATCGTGCAAAAGGTATGTGCCAAATGCACTACCGCCGCAACAGGTTGTATAACGATCCAACAGTTATTATGAATGTTGGTATCAAGCAAGACAAAGGTGGATATATTCAAGTAAGAACAGTTGCTGGTAATGGCAAAGCTGGTAGATATACATACCAACACCGCTTAGTAATGCAAGATATAATTGGCAGAGCCTTAGTAAAAGGCGAAACAGTTCATCATAAGAACGGAATTAGAAACGACAACCGCCCAGAGAACTTAGAACTCTGGTCAGAAGCCCAACCATACGGGCAGAGAGTAGAGGACAAAGTGGCACACGCTATTGAGATCCTAGAACGCTACGCACCGGAGAGGTTGGCATAATGGCTAATACATTTATTCAGATTGGCAGCGTAACGGTTGGCTCAGGCGGCGCTGCAACTATGGACTTTACTTCTATACCTGCAACTTATACAGATTTACTTTTAGTTTGCTCATCAAGAACGGCTTCTGTTGCAAGTATAGATAACCTAGTTATCAAGCCTAATGGCGCTACTACTAGCCAAACGGCAATTCGCTTACAGGGAACAGGGTCAGCGGCAGCGTCTAGTACCGCTACATCTTTTCCACCTGTAAATAACGCCGCCACTTCTACAGCATCTACTTTTACTTCAACCCAAATTTATTTTCCAAATTATAGTGGTTCAACTAATAAATCTTTAAGCATAGACAATGTGCAAGAAGACAATGCAGCAACAGCCTACGCCCAAATGTGGGCGGGTTTATGGTCTAGCACCGCTGCAATATCATCTATAAACCTTGCCACTTCTAGCGGCAGCAACTTCGTCCAACACTCAACAGCAACCCTTTACGGCATCAAGAAAAACTAGGAGACTAAAAATGGCAGACACAAAGATAATCGTAGATTGCTCTACGGGTATTACAACCGAGGTAGAACTTACCGCAGCAGAAATAGCACAGCGTGCAGTTGACGCGGCAGCATTTGCAGCACGCAAGGCAGAAGAAGATGCAGCAGCAGAAGCCGCAGCAGCAGCCAAGGCATCAGCCGAGGCTAAGTTAGCAGCCCTTGGACTTACTGCTGACGAAATTGCAGCACTGTCTAAGTAATAGTTAGTTCACTGTAACCACCGACAGGTGGTTCTTTGTTGTACCTAAAAGAATTTAAGGAGTAGATAATGGCCTACGACCAGGACATCACGGAGGGAATCCCCTACGTACTTTCCAACCCTGCAGGATCTACTGCTTATACTCCAACTGGACCAGCATACGAGGTAGCCTTTGCTGCGCTACCGTTCTTCCTTGCGGCATCCGATGAGCAACCGTATCGTCGAGTAACAGCGCAGTATCGCAAGCAACAGATTGACCAGACGCGAGAACCTGGTGAGCAGACACTCACCGGTTGGTGGGTCAGATCTCAATCCTCGTTTCATCTTGGTGCAGGTATTAAATACTTTGAGCCTATCCAAGAAGAGTCACTGCGCTTTCAATACACAGAGTCTAAGGGTTTAGATGTCTGGACCAAAGGACAGGCAACCCTACTAAACACCACAGTCAGGGCTGAACCTGCAACAGCAACTAACCTATACCTAGTTGGTGCTAGAGATAACGCTAATAACGTAGATGCAGTTGTCTTTACTGAAGGACCTGATCTAAAGAAACTTACTATGAGCGGTGACACACCTACCGTTACTACTTATACCTTAACAGCAGCTCCACACACACTTGATTTTATGGCTTTAACTTCTGATGGCACTAGGTATTTTGCTGCAGATAATGACAAACTTCATAGAGGTAATATCTTTGGTTCTACATCTGATGGTCATATCTATGATCTTGATGGTCCAGTTACCACGGTAGCAATACGTTATGCAAAGCAACGCTTACTTGCTGGTATTGGTAGAGAGTTATATGAATTAGATTCTAATAAGGCAGCCACTGCAGGTGGTCACGCTTTACCTACTGAACTTTATGAACACCCAAATCCATCTTGGATATGGACAACCATATCTGAAGGACCTGCTGCCTTCTATGTTGGTGGCTATGCTGGATCTCAATCATCTTTGTACAAGATTACATTAGATCTTGCTACTCCTAATGCTCTTGGATTCCCAGAACTTAACGTACCAACAGTAGTTGTTGATCTACCAGAAGGTGAAATACTAAATGCCTTCGATGTATATCTTGGTACCTTTGGAGTTCTTTGCACCAATAAAGGTGTAAGAGTTGCATTGGTATCTGCCGATGGTGACATCAGTTATGGACCACTGCTACTAGACACAGAGTGCAAGAGCGTAACTTTCAAAGATAGATTTGCCTACGTAACAACCTTGCAAGATGGTGAGTCAGGTCTAATCCGTATTGATCTATCACAACCAGCAATTCCTAATAGCCTTATCTTTGCCTATGCTTGGGATGTTTGTGCAAGCAGCGAGACTGCTAATCCGGTATCTACCGACTTTCTTGGCAACACCGATAGAGTTGTCTTTGGTATACCAGGTGATGGAATATGGATTGAATCTGCAAGTACGCTAGTACCAACAGGCTACCTACGTACTGGTTATATCCGCTATAACACCCTTGAGACTAAGATTTACAAATTGATGCAAGCTCGTATTGACACTACCAATGGTGGCATTAATATTGATTCTATTGACTCAACAGATACTGAGTATCGTATTGGTACATTCTCACAAGGCACACAAGTACCAGAGATCAACATAAACTACCCAACTACTTCACAAGAGTATTTAGGATTTAGGTTTACTCTTTCTAGATCTGCTACTGATTCTACCAAAGGGCCACTGTTTACTGGCTACCAGTTGAAGTCACTGCCTGCAGTTCCACGTCAGCGCCTGATCCAATACCCAGTCTTCTGCTATGACCACGAGAGCGACAAGTTCGGCAACGAGATAGGTTACGAAGGATCTGCCTATACCCGTATGTCTCAACTAGAAGCCATTGAAAACGTTGGCGATACTATCCGCGTTCAAGATATGAGAACCGGTGAGTCATACCTAGGCATCATTGAAGAGATGGATTTCATCAACAGAACTCCAGAAGATAAACGATTCTCTGGATTTGGCGGCACACTCCTAGTTACCATAAGGACAATCTAATGCAAGCATCAGACTACGCAACGGTAGCAGTAGCAGTAATAACAATAGTCGGCGGGTTTGCCACTGGAATTAGATGGATGGTTAAGCACTACCTCAACGAACTTAAACCCAATTCTGGCAGCAGTCTCAAAGATTCCGTCTCAAGATTGGAAAGACAAGTTGAAGAAATTTATCGTATTCTTCTTACTGGCAACAAGTCTTAGCGGATGTGCTCAATATCAAGGATGGGTTAGATATCCGTGCCAAGTATACGAGAACTGGGATAACCCAGAATGTAATCCGCCTCAATGTGTTTCAACAGGAACTTGTACTAAAGA